AACCATAGCCTAACTTAGAGTTGATTCTCTAAGAGGCAAAAAAGCAGATCGTTCTGATCTGTGCTTCCTCGGACCCCGGCAGGGGCATTCCTAGTACAGTGTACTCCGAGGTTACAACAGATCCGTTTACATCAAACGGGTCAGACGGAAGGAGGTAAGAACCCCGCCGCCTTTGCCGGGTAGGCACTACTTCGTCAGGAAGAGCGTGGCGCATCACTGCGTTACGCGCTCTCTTGATGGCGTGTCCAAGTAAAGCTATGGACATACCGTCTCCCAGGTACTCTTTAAGCGCTAACTGATACTGCGCTGAGAACTCTGACGAATGTTCTTGTAGTGCTACTCTACGCTTTGAGGCGCCCTCAACCAGTACTAAAACAGCAGCATGGTCTTTTGAACTGGTATCCCAGTCACAACGGGGCTCCAAAGCGACTGTCCTAAAACTCCGAAGATCGTACCCAGTAGGGCCCCTCACGGGGTTGCCTTGAGCGTCACGCACTTTTTCAGTGCGCCACTCGCGCTCGTTCCAGATTTTAACCTGGTCCGAACGCAGGTACGGCTCGCCAATGTATCCGCAGGCGAGCAAATGTCCGTCCCCAAAACCATCGGGGCCAAACATCCGGTCTTCGTGCTTAATGTAAGACAGCACCCTCTCGGCAGCTTCATACTCGCCAAGGCGAAAGAAGCCGTTATGGAGTAAATACAACTTCTCCATTGAAAGGTAATCTTTGACGTAAATCGGTCGAACATTGATACCGAATAACCAGTCGGTGCCACAACTTTCACGAAACCCACCTTCCCAGAAAGACTTACTCTGGTTGATGTGGAATCCGATCGCGCTGAACACACGGAGGAGGTTGGGGATGCATTCCACGGGACATACAATATCGTCTCCGTAAACGCTCACAGTGTCATCCTCACAACTGACAATCTCAGCACAGCTCTTTGCAAGGCTCCAGAAAATAAGAGTCTGCAAAGGGAACGTATAACCGTTCCCCATTCCCGAGAATTTCTCGAGTTTGTAAACTGTGTCGTTCTCACCACTATAAACCGTTTCACTGCGACACTCTTCGAGCGCCGCAAACCAGTCATAAGGGAGTAGATCCATCACTAGTAGATAAGCGATGTTGTCAGATGCACTAGTTAGGTCCACCGTTGCTAAAGCGGCGGTTAATGACGCCAGGCGTGCGAGCTCACTTTGACGTGGCTGCAATCTCCTGATATCAAGACCAATTGCCTTTAATCTGTCACGAATTACATCACCGTAGGCCGTCTGAACGTATTTGTTCAGCGGCGGCTCCTTGATGATAACCCGTGCTTCGAAAGCAGTTTTCGGTACGAACTCAAAAGTCGCATTGTCGATACGGACCCAAAGCGGTATTTCACGCAGCGGGCAAAATGGGGCGTCATAACCGACGTTACCACCGTAATCATATCCGGCATCCAGCCGGCTGGGGACGTGTTTTTCGTAAGAGATGGCATAGCCAGCTCGTTCTAGTACGACGTCACGCCAGTTGCAACTTTGAGGCCCATCTGGAGCAGGCGCGAACTGCGTATTACTCCAGTTTGGGACGACTTGCATCAGTTTGGCCGCGAGGCCGCTCCGATACATGCCTTCACTGCATGCGAGATCCGCCATCAATTGACTTCTGATGGACGTATCCTTCTTCTTTAACTCAGTGGAAGCGCCACTGGTGAACCGAAAGCTCATACTAGAGAACTCAGGTAAATCACCAAGGACTTTTGCGATTTTTCGGGAGGCAGAGAAAAGTATCCGCTCAACCAGGGGGTCGAAACAAAAACGACCACCTACGCGCAGTCTCAGTAACTTATTGATTCTTTTGCAATTGGCCTCGGATTCGACGAATTTCGCGAATGCCGTACTTACCGGGTTAGCATCAACCGGTAAGAATGGGGCTTTCTTGAATAGGGCAATTATCTGCGATGCGAGGAAGACTTCCTCGGGCGCGCCCTTATAGTCAACAGTGAACTTCGCTACAGCCTGCCAGTCACCGCGCGTAAGCGCAGCGACCAACGGGTGCGCCAATGGTAGCCGGTCTGCAAAGACTGAGGCCACAGCGCGAGCGATGTCCATGCATCGTACATCATCGGGAGGTGTTTGCCAGGTACTTAAGTCCATCATAGCTCCTAACAGGAAACTAGGCTAAGGTCTAACCCGCGATAATCCGGGCGCCGCTAAGCAGGCTGATCACCAATAAGACGGTGATTACTGCGATTACGACGGCCGAGGTACGGGGGTCCATCAGGAGACGCAGATAAGCTGCGACGCCAGTTCGTCGATAATGCCGGCAGTAACCGGGGTGACTGTGGTCGAAACGTTATGAACCACATTCATCAGCAATTGCTTGCTCAAACGACGTGATGCGATGCTACCACGCTCGTGGTAGTGACCGTAGAAGCCACTGGTATCGGTGTACGCCACTTTCGGGGCGGCCGTGTAACCAGCTGCGTTCGCACCCGCAACACTCTCCATCACCGGTACTTCCATACGGAAGTCAACGTGCCACACACCCGACTTCGGGTTGCGGGACAGCGACATCCGCGCCGACACTTGAGCATAGGTCGGCAGGGTCGATACCTGCTCACGCCAAACCGCTTCAATGCGGTTACCCTTCCCGGTCTTTTCGACCGAAATCGGCACAAGAATGTGCTGAACAGGGCTGGCGGCACCGTCGAAGACGGTAATGTTAGAGATTTGACTCATAACATGACTTTCAGAAGGAGGTTTACGTTAGGACTCTAAACCGCTTGGGGAACTTCTTGAGGCGTTTCACGTACTCGAGCTGTTTTTTCGCTCTTTCAGCGGCGGCCATGTCCTTGACACGGTTATTGTCCACTATCTGCGCATATTTATGTGCTAGGGCTATACTTTCGAGTGTGTGCCTGGTGCGCACGTCCTTATCCTTGTGAAATAAAGGCTTAAAGACGGGCAAATCAACCGGCGGTAACCCGACGCCACATATGCGAGACACATTCACCCGGAACTCATTTGTGCTCCGGTTGGCCTGGAAAGTTAGTCCCTTTTGACGGGAACTTTCAACAGACTGGTGAGTACGCGTAACCACGGTTTTAATCGTGAACACTTCACCGAATGTGCGAGTCGCTTGTAGTGCCTCAAGCCAAGCTCCAATAGGTACCCACCAGTCAACAACGAAGGTGAGCAACCCACGTTCCCACAGCCCTGAGGCTATGTCCGTGACGCCTAGAATATCGGCGGCACGCGGAGTGTGCTTGAGGATGGCGATCAGTTGACC